AAAATAAAGAGTTGTTTGATTTTATATGTAAATCAGGTATCACATTTGACCAGCTTTTACTGGAGAACAATGGAGCTTGGGTGCATTTAAGTTATAACATAAATAAAAATAGACAACAAATACTTTATATTAATGACAAAAAATGATCTATATTATATAGTAAGTATACCGAACGGTACAAGATGAGTGATTTAAGTATTCCAAGTGAACGATTAAGTGAATTATACGGCCCAATGCATAGATATTATGCACGACAATGGGTTAATTTGATAGGTGATGGGGCTAAACTAAATAATGGCATGGTTGATTTAGACTTCGACATGGTTAAATCAGAGTGGAAAGCATCACAAGTAGACAATAAAGTAACTAGGAAACTGTCACACATTCTAATGTATGTATATTCAATGTGGATAAAGCAACATGACAATAATATAAGCGGAATGTGTGCCGAAATGATCCACACAGAAATCATAACTACAATAAGCAAATTTTATACTGTTAAGTTGAGCGAGAAAACAATTAACCCTGTTTATTCCATACTAGGTCTATTTAACAGGATAAAATCGCATGTTTGTTACAAATTATATGCTAATGTGGACAATAATAAGAGGCACAAATATAATCAGCTACGCAAGAATTTAGAGATGTCAACGGATTGTGTAAGGCATGACTTACTCACTGATGATGAAGGCATTGAAAAATATGTTATGAATAAGTTTGATTTTGAATGGGATTTTGGAGATCGGTTAGACGATGAAGATTGAGTTATTTCCACACCAATATAAATTTGTTACTTCAGGGACAAAAGTTACTTGCTTGTGCGCAGGGCGTGGTGCTGGAAAAAGTTTGATAGCAGCATGGAAAGTTGTACAAGAATTGCGAAATGGTCGTAGTGGATTAATTATAGCTCCGATTTTTGATGATTTGTCATCTGTAATGATACCTTATGTTATTGAATTCTTAGATAAATCTAAAACAAAGTATGAACACAATCAATCAAAACATTTTATAAAAACCAAAAATGCTATTTGCTACTACAGATCAGCAGAAACTGACCGAGGTATAAGAGGAAAGAGCTTGTCATGGTTGTTGATTGACGAGGCCGCATCAGTAAAATATGAGATTTATAAGGTTGCTGTTCTATGTCTACGTGGTGAGCATGTTAGAAACCCTAAAATATATCTTATAGGGACTCCATTAGGTAAAGGTAATTGGTTTTACGAAGCCTGTATGAACGAATATGATACAACATATATACATGCTAAATCCTCAGATAACAAATCATTAGGCGAGAATTATGCAGAAGAACAAATTAGATTGTTAGGTGATGGTGATTTCGCTAAACAGGAATTAGAGGGCGATTTCATAGACAATGACCAGAATAATGTATTCCTAGACAGTGAATGGAAGATGTTCACACGAAAGATGAATGGAATGGGTAATCAGATAATAGTAGGTGTGGATGTAGCCGCTGGTGGTGATGATAGTGCATCTGCTGTATATAGGGGTAATCAGCTAGTTAATGTGGTTGCTAAGAAAACTACTACTGACATTGCTACTCTCATTGATCTATGTCGTGTATCATTGGGTGGACTCTCCCCAAATTATATCCTCATTGACAGCACAGGTATTGGTACATTCGCACCTGCTGAATTCCAGAAAGTATGGAAAGACGCTAAAGTAATTGGTGTTAATTTCGGTGCCAAGGCTAACAAAAAAGGTTATTCAGTTAGACGTGATGAAATTTACTTCGACTTGAAAAAGAAGATTAATCAAGGATGGACAATTAGTTCTACCATCGATGAAAAGATAGTTAAACAAATAGAAAAAGAATTTTATGCGACAGAATATGGTATTAACAATAATAGAGATTTCAAGTTGATACCTAAAGCAGAAATAAAATCCAAGATTGGTCGTTCTCCAGATATGCTGGATGCAATTTGTCTTGGTGCTAGTTTGGACATGGAAACAATTGAAAAACTAAGCAAAATAAATGTTCCACAACAATACAATTACCCAAATAGGAAATAATATGGAAGACATAACATTATTACAAAGAGTTAAGGACTTTTTGGACAGAAAAAACCCAGTCATTCAGAGAGATCGTGATGACTTGAAGCAAAGTAGATCATTATCTAGTGGTTTTGCTTTCACAGAAGAAGACGATACTTTCCGTGGCAAGGAAAGAGCTAAAATTGTTGCTAACGTACTTCGCCCTTGGATAAATACAGTAATATCAAGTTATACTGCTAATCCCTTTGGTATCGGTGTAAGACATAGCAATGGTATGGCCGCCCCTGAAATGGCTGCAATACTAGATTATGTGCAAGATAAATGTGATTTTACAGACCTTGCGTGCAACATATTAGAATCGGTATTGAACGATGGATATGCATATGTACTAACAATAAATGAAACTGATGATCCAGAAACCCAATCACAATACCCACACCCAAGCATGTTAGACAGTAACAGAACCTTTATGGATGACTGTGATGATCCAACTGGTGCTGATTGTGATATGGCAATATATGTGTCAGTGATAAAGAAAACTAAAGCTGAATCACAATTTGGTATAAATAAGTTCAGAATGCGAAATGAGAGTGATCCTTTTACTCAATATAATTTTGTTAGTGATACTACTAATTATACTACTGTAGCAACTGTGTATGAAGTTGTTGAAGGTGGTGTGCAAGTAAGTAAATTATGTCATGGTATAGAGATCGATGAGCCTGTGTTGATTTCGGGTATGAGAAGATTGCCAATAGTTAGAATAGCTGGTGAAAAAGTTTATATGCCTACAACAGATCAGTGGCATTATCGTGGTGCATATTGGTTCGTGTTCGACCTATTGCGTGTAATTAACTACCAGATGAGTTTACATGCTGAACGTGTAGCTGCTGCCCCTACTGCGAAGATGATGTTGGATGCTCGTGTTATTGCTGGTAATGAGGATGATTGGAATAACATAAATAAACAACCTAAAGCATATGTGAAATATAACGCTGTAGATGAAACTGGTATGGCACTTCCTGTACCTCAACCATTCCCTGTAGATAAGGATAATGGGGATCTAGTAACTGGTGTACAGACAATGACCCAGATGGTGACAAGCATACTAGGTGCGCCAACTGGGGAACCACCTAAGAATGAAACTGAAGTAAGTGTATTACTACGTAAAAGTATTAGTGAAGCTACTGCTAATAGATATATTAAGTCATTATGCGAAGGTCTAGAGGCAATTGGTGAAGTTATACTACAATGGCTACCAACACTATTTGATATAGAACGTAATTATAATAATCAGATGCTACAGGCAGTGAATGATATTAGTAGTTATGTAGTTGTCGTGGATAGTGGCCCTGTAATTGCCAGTCAGAATAGCAAGACAGTGGCCCAGTTGATGGCAGTTGATCGTCTATTGGCAAGCAATCCAACAAGCAAGATCATTCCTGTAATTATCAAGAACTTGGATATGCCACAGGAAGATAAACAAATAATTATTCAGCAATTGGGACAGGCACAGCAACCTGTAGTAGATCCAGCAATGCAACAAGCAATGGCTCAGAAAGATCAGCAAGTTCAGGTGTTGAGTCAGCAATTGGAAACTCTACAAACTGAAGCAAACAAACAAATTAATATGTTGCAACAAAGTCTATTCGAGATGCAAACGGACTCGAAAGCATCTATGTGGGAAACACAACAAAAAATAGCTGCTGATGAACGTAAACATGTTATGGATCTACAATGGGAGCGTGAGAAATTTATGTTAGAGTTGCAAGCCAAGGCTGGTAAATTAACATTCGATGCCGTTGAAAAAGAAAAAGATAGACAATTGGAGAGTGAAATTGCAGCACGTGAAATGTTAGCTGATTTGGAAAAAGATAGAGAGCGTACAAGACAAGCCGCAGCGTCTATTGAAGTACCTGTGTTCACTAATAGCAAGTTTACAGCTTAAAATATGTGGGTGTAATAAGCTCACATAACATAATATTGAGGGGGAGCTATACACTCTCCCGAAAATTATGGGTGTTCCATGATTATTGATTCCAAAAGAGGAAGAAACGATGGCCGATACGTTAGAAAGCGGTAATGAAGGTAGTATCAATCTTGCAACGAGTCCCGAACAATCCCAAGTTGATTCGGTCAAATCAAACCAAGATAAGTTTGCGGAAAAGTTAGCAAGTCTACGAGGAAAGGAACCAACTAAAGTAGAAAAGTCTACGACCATAGATAATTCAAAAAGGGAAGAACCAGAACAAGTAGTGGAGACGAAAGATACTAAACCTGTAAAAGAAAGCTCCAGTGATAGTAAGTTCAAATATACTAAAGAAGAAGGAAAAATCAAGGGTCTAGAACGCAAAAATCGTGAGCGTGAGCGTCGAATTGCTGAACTAGAGAAAGAACTTAACAAAATAAAAATAAATGGTTCTAAAACCCGTGATCAGTATGACTCCGATATGGATTTTATACAGGACTTGTCAGAAAGAAAGGCACAAGAAGTAACATTAAATCGTGAATACGAGCGAGAGAAATCTGCTAAGGAAGACGAGGAACGTGAAATATACTTTGAGCAGATGGCAAGTCAAGTAAAAGATGTCGAGAAGCATAAACAGCTCGTCAATAAGTACATGGATGATATTGATAAAGATGATACTACAAAGGACTACATATTTAAATCCCCAGTTGGAATAAAAATGTTAGACTTGATAGTAAATCGTTTTGAAAGTATTCCAGGTGCTAAAGAAGAGTTTGACAATATGCCTTTAGCTAAGAAACAACTTTTGTTAGTAAATATTGAACGAGAAGTCGCAAAGCCAGAAGTCTCCAACGAACCAAAATCTGACGACCCTAAACGTCACAAACCACTACCTTCAATCGCCCCTATTAAGAGCGAGAAGTTGAGTGAGCCAGTTGACAATAAGTCTCGTTTCGAACAAAAACTAAGTCGAGTATTTGCTACTCGCAGAAAATAACAAAAAATGTCCCAATGAGGACGAGGAATAATAATTATGGCTAATGCTATCGCAACAAATGACAAACTAATAAACATCGCAGCTTTCGCAACTGCTGAAACCCCTGTTCTAGACAAGCTAAAGAACGACCTATCAAACGACTATGCATCAGGCGATGGTGCTACTGTACGTGTAGAAGTCGTATCTTATCCAGTAATCACTGATGGTGCTACATCAACTGCCGAAGATTTAAATATCAAGGATGTAGATGTTACTCTAGGTATGTGGAATACCAAGATGGCCCTAGGTGCTATGGAAAAGGCTCTAGATATAGAATCATATGACAGACAGATTGGTAAACCTACTGGTGTATCAATTGCTTCTTTCATCAACAAGAAAGTAATTGCCAAGGCTCTTGCTACTGCTGAACATGCTACTGTATCTACTGGTACTTTCGCACAGTTAGGTGACTTACATGCTAAGATCCGTGACACCAAGTTCGGCGACGACATGTTTGCTTTCGGTTCAAGCTATTTCTTGAATACCGTCCGTAACTCTGGTATCAACTTATTCGGTCAGTCCCTAGGTGAAAGACTATATAAAGGTGACATTGGTAACTATGACATGGTTGACTACTATGCCTCCAGTGATATGCCTGCTCTAGTTATAAGCAACCTTCCTGTGGCTGGAACCTCTAAGGTGACTACTGCTGTAACCGCTAATGGTGCTACTGAAATAATCATAGATGGTCTAGTTTCCGCTACTGGTATTGTAAAGAAAGGTACTATATTTGGTATCACTGGCGTTAATTCTGTCAACTTGCTAGGTGAAGATACTGGTAATCAACGTGCCTTTATCGTCACTCAAGATTCTGCTGCTGCTGTTGGATCTGTTGCTACTGTAAAAGTTGCTCCTATTTACTTCAAGGCTGGTTCTGGAAAGAGTGATCCTCGTCAGAACGTATCAACTACCACAATCGCACAGAACGCACTAATCAACTGGGTTCCTCAGGCTGCTGGTACTTATGCCTATGCTGTCGTGATTGATCCAAAAGTTATGGTGTATGCTGCTAAACCACTTCCTAAGTATGAAGAGCAGGGTAATGCCTCCGAATCTATGATGGCTGGTTCAGTATCTATACGTCTAGGCAAGTTCTCTGACTCTGCCAATGGTGGACAAATGTATCGCTTTGACGGCCTATTCGGTGTAGAAACCGTCTTAGGTAAGGGTCTTGGCGTAACAATGTTCAAGATCTAATCTATATAATATAACATAAATGAGAGGCTGGAGCAATCTGGCCTCTTTTTTATTGTACTCACATAACATATTAGTAGGGGGAACTATACCCAGTTGGTAATTTTATGGCAAAAAAGAAGAATTTAGAAGTTGTAGATACACAGAAAGATGGCGATGTTGTCATTGAAACTGTCGTAGAAGTAAAAGAAAAGAAGTTAGTTCCTGTGTGCGATCAACGTGGAATGATTCAGTATTGGATTGAGGAGTAATAATGTCAGTAGATGTGTCATACATAATTCATAGAGCCTCCGAAATGGTGTCTCTAAAAGACTTTGCATCGGATACTATGGATGGTGATGATTTCCGTAAGGTTTTCTTAATGACACAGGATGCGATTAGAAACTTAAATCAGCAAACTGATGTTGTATTCGCATATACAAGTGTTGTAAAACAAGTAAATGGTACTGAATTAGTATTTAAGCCATATACAGAAGATGAACAGGCAATAATTGATGGTGGTGGTACTGTAGATATTTCTAATCGCATAGTCACAATTAGACCAGTTGTTTGCCCAGCTATTTATCGTGGTACAGAAAAATTAAGTATTGTTGAGTCACTGGACTTGCCTAAATATGCTGATGGATTTACATGTGCGTGGAATCCAGATTGGGATCAGGACACAATTATGTTCGGTAAGTCAATTAGTACAGAAATTACAGTACATATTAGAAAGCCAATAACTGTACCTACAATACCAAGTGATGAATTAGAGTTGCCAGAACGCTACTATGATTACATAATTTGTCTAATTGCTTATAATGTAGCATGTTCGTTGGCAATGGTTGAGACTATCCCTATTGTCAAGGCGAATTTAGATACAGCAAGAAAATTAATAACTAGAAATAACAATTATCATCGTCCAGTATATTTGGACACAACTATGAACAGATTTGCATGATTCCTAAGATTAAAAAACCTCCTGTCAGTCACACGCCTGAGTATGTTGCTCAAGTGATTGTTGAGGCATATGGTAATACTGGGGTGGCTGCTAACAAATTAAAGATGACACCAGCAACTGTTCGCAATTATATTAAAAAATATCCAGTTTGTAAAGATGCGTGGGAAGAAGCCGTGAGTGATATTGTAGGTCAAGCAGAACAAAATTTATATGAATTTGTAATGGAACGAGATAAACAAGCCACATTTTTCGTATTGAAAACACTAGCGAAACAAAAATATTCAGAAGGACAAGTGGGGCAAACTGTACAACAAGAGGAACCATTGGAGTTCGTATTAAAGGGAGAATCTAATGGCTAAAACACATATGATACAGTTTGATCAAAGTCAATATAAGGGATTAAGTAATTTCTCTGCTAATGTTGTGTTGCAAAATTGTTACCCTGTTGCCGATAAAGGTAGATCAACTTTTACATTAACACCGATTCCTGGTAGTGTCTCATTACAGGAGCTGGATAATATTGTTGGTACTGGCTGTCGTGGAATGTATCGTTCATCCACAGGTTCAGTAGAAGATGCATACATTGGTACTGTATATGCAGTCTATGGCAATTCAGTTATAAGATATAGTCCAAGAAAAACCATTACAGTCATTGGCACAATTAACTCTGGTAATACATCTAGTATTTGTACATTTGCAGAAAATCAGGCGCAAACTGACACCGATACTTATGTATATGTATGTGATGGACAAACTATATATAAATT